TGTTTGAAATGTAATTTTACCCGTTGTGCCAGAAGCTGTTGCATTTAAAATAACACCTTCATCTGCTGCACCAACAGATTCTGTGCTTATCACTAAACCACGACCTGCTGTGCCACTGAAGATCGCTTGAGTTGAATTAGCACCGTTGTTAACATCCAAAGTGCCTGTAATATCGACCCCAGTGTTTGTGGTGGCGAGTTTGGCTGCATTGTCGTAGTGAAGAGTTACAGCACCATCTCTTTCAGCAATAATCATATTATCGCCTTCAGGATAACTTCTTAAATAAACATCCGTACCGTCTATATACAGACTTCCTGATGCGTTTTGTTCTTGAATGTAACTGGCGTTATTGGCTGACAGGTGAAATATCTGTAGGTCAGACCCAGCACCGAAGATGGCTTTATCGTTGTCACCGAAGGTAAAGTCGGCAGATGTTGACCCGCCGTCCATAGTCACTGTGCCAGTTACGTCAATACCTGTGCTGTCAACTTTAACACGCTGTGTGCCGCCTGTCGTAATGCCAACCTCGTCAGCAGCAGGGAAATATAAACCAGTATTTGTGTCGCCAGTGTTTGTCAGGGATGGAGCTGAATTAGAACCGTCATCTAAGCTGACAACTCCAGTAACATCTACGCCAGTGGAGCTAACCATTAACCGTTGTGTGCCGCCTGTCGTAATTCCAACCTCGTCAGCAGCAGGGAAATACAAGCCTGTGTTAAGGTCGCCTGTGTTTGTTAAAGATGGCGCAGAGTTTGAGCCATCTGCAATGCTTAGAATGCCACCGACAACGGCGTTTCCTACAATGTTCAGGGCATCAAAATGCGCGTTGCTCATAACATTCGCGGCTACCGCGCCAGAACCCGCGCCGTTAAAGAACACAACCGCAGTCGTACCCGCAGGAACCTCATAGTCATTAGATGCGTTATATGTGCCTTGAAACAGCAGTATGCTGCGCGAACCAGATAAGCTGTTCCGCACATAAATAATCTTTTCGGCGTCGTTGGGCGTTAATTGCACAAATGCAGTGCCTCCAAGGTCGCTGCTGTCATCAAAAATAACTAAACGATTACGACCATTCGACGCCGCACCGTCCGAAACAGGAAGTGTGTTTGGAGAACCTGATGACCCCGTGGACGCTAGAGTAACTGTAACCTGTCCGTCTAACGAAGTGTCTAAAAGTTGAAAGTTTGTGTTTGTAGTATCGCCCCATGTGCCCGACTGTTCACCAGTGGCTATGAGTTCAATACCGTTGTTCAGTGTATATGTACTAGGCATTTTCTATCCTATGCTGCTATTTCCGTCCAACCTGGAGATTGGTTCGGGTTAATTGAAGTATAACTCGGATTTTGATCTGGAACAATACGGCCCCATACTAACGGCTGACCGACCTGACCTGTAGCGGAAACTCCTGTAGGAGATACGTTCGCTTTTGCAATGACTGAGACAGAGCCAACAGACCCCGCGGCGGAAACTCCCGTTACATAAACGGTCATTCCAAGTTCGATTGAAACACTGCCAACGGACCCTGTCCCTGCAAGACCCGTGACAGGTACGTTCGCTATTCCTGTGACTGTAACAGAACCTAAGTTACCAGTGGCTTCAAGACCAGTGACAGAGACATCGGCGGCAGCGTTAACTGTAACACTACCAACAGATCCTGTACCCGCAAGACCAGTAACAGGGGTTATCGCATCTGCGGTAACAGTTGCAGTGCCAACCTGACCTGTAGCCTCAAGACCAGTCGGAGACACATTAGCCTCGGCAACGACTGAAACAGAACCAACAGACCCTGTGGCCTCAAGACCAGTGACTGGTACATTTGATGCAGCATCAATTGTGACACTACCAACAGCCCCTGTCCCCGCAACTCCCGTCGGAGCTACATTTGCATTTGCTACAACTGAAACAGAGCCAACGGATCCCGTGGCCCCAACCCCGTCTACAGAGACTTCGAGGATGGGACTGCCCCACGACCCATTACTCCATGTGGACCGACCCCACCCTTGATATAGAGTTGACGAGGCCACCGACGAACTCCTTTAAGCTATACGGATGATAGCATTGCTGGCGTCCGCTGTGGGAAATACAATGGTGAAATCACCTGCTGTTGATGTTTTATCGCCACCAAAGTCTAACACCACAACCGAAGGATCACCCGCCGCGCTATCGTTAAAGATCAACGCGCCACGGGCTGTGATCGTCGCCGTGCTAAATGTTAGGTCAGCAAAATCAGTTAACGCTGTTGTGCCGCTGGTGCTTGGGTCAACCCGAGTAAGCGCACCACCTTTGGCTGTGTACCCAGTTCCAGACACCTCGTTTGTTGCCGTATATGCTGTTGTTGCCGCAGTGAATGAGGCGTTGTTGTCATACAAAGCAAGGTTAAAGGTGCTACCACCTGAGTTTTTAAAGTTGTGAACAGCCTCAAGAAGCTCCTTCTTAAAGCTCGTGCACATGAAGTTACCAGTAAAGGCCATGTCACATTCTCCTTATAAGTTCAGCAAGGTCAGGGTGCCCCGCATCTTTGATTGCATTATATACAGTAGTTCGATCACTTTTAACAGCTTCTCGTAAATAGAACCCGACTAGCTGTACAATACGTTTCTGAAAAGCACGGGCTTGCGCTTGTATTGCAGGATGTGCTTCATCCGAAACTGAAATGATTTTTTCTGCACACCGTTCTGCTATTTCTTCTGGCGTAAAGCCACGGTTCTGAGTGGTGTGTACCTCTACCTTAAAATCTTTAGGTAAATCTATATTTAACTCTGGAATCATGTGCGTGGTTTCCTAATCTGACCGTAACGATACTCATCAATAACCTCTTGAGATTCACCAAGATTTTTCAACCGTGAAATACCCTCTGCAAAACGCTGATTGTACATCTGCATCAAGTTCGGATCACCTTTCATATAGGTATACGCCTCAACCAAAGAAGCATACAATAGCGTGATCTCTGCATTATCAGACAGCCAAGTAGTTCCTGATCCCGCCCCCACAGTCAAAGACGCGGGTCGGTACAAGTAATGTATATCCACAGTGTAGTTAGCATCAGGTGTAGGACCTAAAATAAAATTACCCACATCAAACTGGGCATAGTATTTTGGCTGTCCTGTAGTTGTAGCGTCAGGTGTATACGTCTGCACGAAGTCTAAATCTTTAAACAACAGAAACTCTTGTGACCCGCTTACAGCTATGCTTAACGAAAATGGAGCAAGGAAATCGGAGGGCGCTGCAAGATACTTGTTGCCTGTTGTCATAATGCCTGACTGATTTTTTTGGAACAAGTTAAGCTGCACACTTTTTAAAATACGCTCTTCCGCCAACCTGATAAACAAAGGGAGGTTGTTTACGAAACTTGTCTCATCGTTTTCCGTATAATCCTGAATGGCTGTTTTCAGTTCATCGTATGTCATGCTCATGTCGTCACCGTCACTGTTCCGACTGAACCAACCGCAACCAATTTATTCGGCGGCGATAGCCCGTCTTGGTAATTGTAACCCACAGGGTTCCAGCCCCACTGTGTCGCTCGTTGATTAGGCAATCCCGTTTCTGGTCTCGGATTATACAATGCTTGTGGATCAGGACCTACGCGAATAGGTTCTAGCTGTGGATGCTTGGGTTCATACTCATCGGGACCCACCAAAGAACCCGTCCATTCCTTCTTCATCTCACGAAGACGGTAACGGCGACCTGACCGATCCGATATACCCCAAGCATGTTTACCACTAGCGTATGTCATTATGCCCTCAAGTAACGAATGCTAGGCTGCAACTTCAATGGTGTGCGACCTTCATCCTCGTCCGCTGCACGTTGGAACTCTTCCTCGTACACCGACTTTAAAATCTGCAAGCGTTCGGGCGCTCGTTTCATACCCATGTAATATGCTAACCCCGCCACCATACAAGGATAAAAACGAAAAGGCATGTCAGTAGTATTAACAAGGGTATCAGCATCGTCGATCCGCCGAACGTAATAATAAATGAGTTGATCTGTTGAGTTTTCAGGAACTGCCCAGAGGTTAATTACGGGATCAATCTGCCTGTCGAAATAAAACTGGCTTGGTCGGCCCTGCGTTGTTTTGTTGGGTAGTCCAGAATAATCCCCACGACTGATCCGATCTATCGAGTAGTCCGTATTATTTCTACGAACCACAACATCCAATATATCAACAACATCGCTGGTAAGAGTTTCTTGGGCTTGCCCTTGGGTCAAAGTAATTGTGGCCTGTTTAACAGTCCACAGGTTTAACCCTCTATTAGCCCAGTCGGCAAACATCAGGTTCAACGACCTCCGCGCCGTTCTGGCATCATAGCCCGTGCGAACCTCGAGGCCACAGCGTTCGTACGCTTCCTCGATAATTTCGCCAACGTCCATGTTAAAGTCGCGTGAACCTGAAGTAGCCATTAGTAAGTAGTCCCTTCACCCATGCCAGACATCTGAACCGCAGGATTGCAACCATGGACTTTTCCACCGTGTTTAAATCCTTTACGAGCCATACCGCCGCGCATCATGCCTTTGACCTTGCCGCCTTTTTTAAATCCTTCGACGCCTCGGCCCTTTAATATATCTTTTTTTGTGACTTCGCCGTCACCCGTAAGATCAGGAAATTTTTCAGCCATTACTTTTTCCCCTTAACTTTACCGCCGCGCATCATACCTTTGACTTTACCGCCGCGCATCATCTTCTTCTTGGGCTTGCTAACCGCACCCCCACGCATCATCTTCTTCTTTCCACCACGCATCATTCCAGGCATATTAAAGTGTCCTTTCTCTCCGAGCTAAGATGTGTCTTTCATAATCTTCTTTATCATAGTTTGTATAATACCCTAGTTTTTCCAACTTTGCAGCAGCGTTTTCTAATTCACTCCACCGTTGTATAAAAACTACGGCGTGTTCGCGCAAATAGGCCAACAGCCATATATCAATACCCGCAAAAGTAAAAAACTTATTCAAGGCCATACATTCTTCTTCTAGTTGATCGTAGTCGTTACCGTAGTCATAGTCAAAAATCATAGTGACTTTGTAACCCGTACGAAAAAACTTCGATGACTCATTCAAGACATCAGCCCATAGGTCATCAGTTACAAGCATCTTTACTTCACGGTTCTGGTAAGCAGGTAAAGCAAACGGACAGGCAGCTACCCCGTTGTTATAAACGGTAGGTTTCGATAACTCTTCTGCCCACTCTTGTATCAAAATACCCTCACTAAACCACCACTAGCTTTTTTCTGTTTCCAACTAATCCGCTTGGAAGATTTTTTCTTTTTGGCTGCTGACGTGCATTGCGCCATTGTCGGACGACAAGCAGGATATCCCTTCCGCTTTTCCCCCTTTTGACGACCACAAGGTTTACCTGTCTTACAGTCTACCCAACCCTTCCCATCATTCTGAGAAAACCATTCGCGGAGAGAGTTTTTCTTTTTCGCCATTATGCGTACTTCGTCCCCTTACGACGAGCCTCCATGACCTGACCACAACCAGAAGCTACCATTCCGCCATCTCTATACCGATTGCGCGTGGTCCGTTTGGGATTATCAACCGAAGCTACTAGCCCACCATCAGCTTTCTTTTGTTTTTTCTTAGAAGAGTTTCCCCAGTTTGCGGCCCCGACCTTTCGGCATTTGGACAGCGCCCCGCTTGCGTACGCCGAGGGCCAAACCTTGTACCGACTTTTGACCTTGTGATAACACGCGTCCTTTTTTGTTTTTGCCTTTTTTGCCATTAGTCATTTCCTCTGGAGGTTTGGAGATTTGAAAGGGCATCTGTCCACGACTGATCATAACTTGCTTGCCTTTCTGTCAAACTCTCTACTGCTTGAACTAAATGATCTATTTTAACGTCCATGACTTCTGTGCGTTTGTCTACCGTAAGTAACGTAGAAATCATCCACACAAGACCCGCAGATCCTAATGTTAAACCTGTACCCCAAAACAGAAGCTGTACATTCTTATCCATTCTACTTACCACTGCTTGCATGACCAATACTTGGCCTTTAGTTTATCAAGAGTGCCTTTGTCACACCCGTGCCTTGCACGGAATGATTTTCTAGCCTTGGGGTTAGATTTTCGAATCTTCATATTGGCGTCCCCAAAACGGACAATTTTTTCTTTTCCTTTGTCACATGCTTTAACAACAAACTTTTTGCCGCCAGAAACTTGACGTTTTGGCTTGTTGCATTTCATCTTTGACTTGTCGATCTTCGCCATAATCACTCCAAACTAAATAGCAGCGGGAGTTACCCCGCCGCTAAAAAATCAACCAAACATCCCTGTAATAGAGGTTATGTTGGTTAGGGTAATATGACACTCATCGTCGAAGATGATGCCGTGATCTGGAATGGTGACTTGAACCCAATCACTGGTGTTAAACACCATGTCCAACTGAGTTGCGCCACCACTGCCATTTTTAAACACTACTTGCGGTGAACCAGAAGACGCGGTTTGTACCGTAAACGCCTTTAACCTAGTTCGACCACCTTGCAGTGTTCCCGTAGCCGTAGCTGTTTTGGCAAAAATAGAAGCAGCCATGACGCCCTCCTATTAACCAAGGTTATTGTTTTGCTGATACAAAATAGTAAACCGTACTTCTCCAGCATTTGTTGCCGCCGACGAAGTAACCGTCAAACGAATGTCCGCTGTGCCCGTGTCTTCCCAAGCCAATGCCGCACCAGCTTCTGTGGTCGGATATTTACGACCTGCTGTTGTACCACTCGCAAAAGTGTTTAAAATTGTAGACGCACCGCCCACTGTATCACCAACGCTCAAGTTAGTCGTCGTGTTTGCCGCTGTAATCACATCAATCACGCAATCAACAATCTGAGAGTTTGCTGGGATAACAACGTCAGTCACTTGAGCAGCCAATGCACCGCCAGATAAATCTGCTGCAAAAGTCTGCGCCATTACAACTTGACCAGTGTTTTTGATGTTTGAACCAAGAGTTGTACCCGTGGTTTCTTTAATGGTCCCCGCTTTAATAGGACCTGAAAAAGTAGATGTACCCATGTCGATCTCCTGTCTGGGTTAGCCAGTCGCACCATGCAACTGTCAGGGATACAAAAACCATACAGGAGAAACAGACAAAAAGAAAGGGGCTACCGAAGCAGCCCCAGTCTATCAGGGAGGAGGTATATGAAAGTACCCCCTACACTATAGCACAGATTTATGCACCTGGCGAACCAAATACTGCGCGTGGGTCTGAGAAACCGAACGAGTAACGCTCACGCGCTTTGAAGCGCATGTTACCTGTATCGAAGTCTGCTTCCATGCCAGTAGTCATTGGCGTACGCTCGAAGTGGATAAATCCACGAGGCGCGTCTGTCATGACGAAGAACGCATCTGGGTCCGTTAGGAAGTCGTTAACGGCGTAACCGTTTGGCAACATACCCATTGAACGCAGCGCGTTAGTGTCATTGTCGGCTGTGCCAACACGCAAGTTTGATACCATCAAACGCTCTGCAACGAATTGCAGTTGACGTGGGATGATCAACTTGGTGCCGCGCAACGCGACTTTAAGACCCCGCTCGTCAACAAACCCTGCAACGCTGATCAACGCGTCTTCCAAAGAAGTCTCGTTTAAGTCAGCCGCAGTTGTTGGTTCGTTGGCAAATGTCCCACCTGATGTAAGTGGGTGGTTGGTCGCACAAAGCGCAACACCGTCACCACCAGCAGATGCGCCAGCAGTAAATGCGTTGTTAAGAACCGCAGCGGCCTTAACTTGTTTTGTGTGAGCCATTGACCGAGCCAACGCACGAGTATAACGTGAGCCTAGACGATCATAAAGGTTATCTTCGATAGCCTCTTCTGTGATCGAGAATGCCAACGCGATAGTCTCGTGGTTATAACGAGCAGTATACGCTTCGTTTGCGTCGTCGTAGTTGATTGCAGAACCTTCCGACTTGGTTGGTGCTGCGCCGAAACCACTCAACATAACTTCCTCTTCGAATGCTCGATCAGAAGATTCTGTTGTGTAAATCTCTGCATGTTGGTCTTCGTACCTACTGTACTCCATACCGAACAAGGCGTTGAGACCAGGTTCCAACTCTTTCGCTAGTTGTGCGCGAGATATAGCCATAGGTTAGTCTCCTTATACGCCAGTAGTCGATGGAGTACCAGCAACAATCGCACCATTGGCGGAGTTGAAGCTGTTATTCAATCGAACGATTACAGGGATACCAGCCGCTGTGAAATC